TATGGCTTTTCAAAGATATATCTACACCCTTACAGATGTAGAAATAGCCTTTCAAGTCAATGGTACACCCTTCCAACAAGGATGCTTAATTGCATACTTCTACCCACTGTACCCATCAACCGCCCCACCCCCAACACCTTGGACGGCTACTGCATGTAAACAGATTTGCTATTTGCGACCAAACTCCAACACGACCAACTCTCTGACTATCCCCTTTAAATTCTATCGATCGGTTTTGAACACCTATGCAGGAGGACTTGGTGAGGAGACATTAGGAGCTGTATTTTTACAAGTTTTGAGTCCCCTTACCTCTCTTGCTACTTCTGAATCAATTTCAATCACTATGTACAGCAAATTTAATTCTAAGTTTGCCATTGCACGACCCATTCCCACCACTGATTTTCTTACTGGGCGCACTAAGTCTTTTGCTAAGGGCGTAACTACCCGTGCTACGGGATTACCACCAGTTGCTGAATTTCAGGCAGAGGGAGTCAGTCACTCCAAACAGGAAGTGCAAAACAACTACACATATGAGATTGGAAGTATTGTTGGAGATATGCCCATTCAATCGGGCGCAACAACTAGCTCCAGCACTTCAGCGGAAGGACAATTGGATATGAAAATACCCATGGACAACCCACCGATCAGTGGAGGAACAATTCCAGTTGCGTATGCATTTGGTTCCATGTCTAAAAGCAATGGAGTCGAAGTTACCACCAGTATGCAGTTCCATCAGAAGATGATGCACCGAGAACCTGATCATATGATGGACGCACAGGAGTCAAAGATTGCTTTCCTTATGAACCAGCGAGGATTTCTGAGAAATTTTTCTTGGAGTACTACTGATGTAGAGGAGACCGTATTGTTGACAATCCCTCTTAATTCTGTTTTGAGAGATTTAGACAATGGTGTCTTTACTGCACCTATCCCCGCCCCGGCTAATATAGGATTGCTCAACTTCTTCAAGTTTTGGAGAGCTGATATAATCTTTGATTTCTTGTGTGTTCGGACTATGTACCAATCAGGGAGATTGTGTGCTACCACAGCCTATGGAGCCCCACCTAGTGAGGTTAATGCGACCAACAAGAATTTGTTCTTAAACCACGTCATGTAATTTAACGACGAAAACGACTGGGCTTCTGTATCTATCACATACAACGCTGGTACCGAGTTCTTACGAACTTATGAAGGTCCCAGGGCGTCAAATCAAGTACAAGATCATTCTTTAGGATCTATGATGATATCAGTACAGAACAGATTGAAGGCGGCATCCACCGTTCCAACAACTGTAGACGTATTGATGTTTGTTAGATTCGACAATGTTCGAGTTTATGAAATGTCCCCTGTCCCACTTTGCCATTTTGGTGAAGGACCATCTGTGGAACTAGCAAGCACAGCACGATCAGCAGCTTCGCCGGTCACTAAGACCAGTGACGAGAACTTCCAGGCGGAAGGAAGCGAAGCAGCAGTCGAAACGATTTTAGAATCCCCCCCCACCCACGGAGACGAACCCCCGACTGAATCAGTACCGAATACAGCTGAACAAAGTCATGTTATGAAGGATGAGGTATGCCGACTGGATTTAGGGAGAAAGTTTGAATACTGTATTACAGACGTTCATGAGGTTTTGCGTCGTCATGTCGCTATAACTGATTTCCCAATAATTACACTCGGCGTAGCCAACTATAGATCGGTCACAGTAGAAGTTAGACCACGCCACCCATTTATGCAATTCTTTGCTGGATGGGCTGGCCATATGAAGTACAGGATGTTTACCAACATTGTGACGAGTCTTTGTACACCAAGGCTTGTCACCCAACTTCCCGAGCTTGATCCCCTGGTAATTAACAACGGTTACCTAAACTTCTTTACTCAACCTGTCAAATCTAGTTGGTCACCAACAACCACAATTCGGAAAACCGACATTCCACTATCTTTGCCAGTTGAAGTTATGTACCCACTTAGCTCCAACTGGAATTACATTGATGTGAGTGTCCCTTTCAACACCAATCTGAATTTTCTCCTGACTAACAACACTTATTTTGGCGACATCCCGACTTCGGTTGGGTATGTCATTTTCCAGTACAATACATCCACCCCGACAGATATAGATCAATACAATACGATCTATGAGGCAGTAGGAGATGATTTTAGAGCTTTGCTCTATCGTCCTCCTCTGGTCTGTTTGATACAGCCAATTGCCAATACATCTTCAACTAGAGTGCCTACTGGGCATTCTATTAGTGGATATTTCTTTTAGTCGGATTACGAACAACGGACTCTTCTTTTGACCAAC